AAAAAGGATTGTTTGCGTAAAGTTGCATTAGAGCGTAAACTTCTTGGAATGGCTGCAATGCAGATTATTTATTTAAACGGAAAGGTAAAATCTGTTGAGCATTTTCCGATGCACACTTTAAGAGCAGAAAAATGTAATGACAAAGGCGAAATTGAAGCGTGGTTTTACCACCACGATTGGGCGAATTACAGAAAGGGAGATGTTTTAAAACGGATTCCTGCTTTTGGTTTTGGAAACGGAAGAGAAGTTGAATTATATATTATTAAGCCTTATATTTCAGGATACCACTATTACACTCCGATAGATTATTCGGGTGCGTTACCTTATGCAATGTTAGAGCAAGAAATTTCTGATTACTTGATTAACGATGTAATGAACGGATTTAGCGGAACAAAAGTTATAAACTTTAATAATAATATACCACCTGAAGAAAAAAGACAAGAAGTTGCAAACGATGTTAAACGTAAATTAACAGGTAGTAAAGGCGACAAGGTTATTGTATCTTTTAACGCAAGTGCTGAAAACAAAACTACAGTTGACGATATTCCTTTAAACGATGCTCCTGCTCATTATGAGTATTTAGCAAAAGAATGTTTTGAGAAACTAATTGTAGGGCATAGAGTTACAAGTCCAATGCTTTTAGGAATTAGAGATACAGGCGGTGGATTAGGAAACAATGCTGATGAAATTGAAACTGCTACAAGATTATTTGACAATATTGTTATTAGACCATACCAATTAGAAATAATTGAAGCTATTGACGAAATACTATCTATAAACGGAATCGCTTTAAACCTATATTTTAAGACGATACAGCCACTTGATTTTATAGACGTAAATACTATGAACGCAGAAACAAACGAAGAGGAAACAGGTGTTAAAATGTCATCTGACAAGGTTTGTTGTTCTACTGAAGATTCTTTAGATGATGAAACAGCACAAAGTTTGATTGACTTGGGTGAACTTGAAAACGAAAATTGGTTATTGATTGATGAAAGCGAAGTTGATTATGATAATGATGATACTGAAAATGAATTATTAAATAAAGAACCAAAACAAAGTTTGTTATCTAAAATTTACAATTTTGTAAGTACAGGAACTGCAAGACCAAACGCAAAATCTGAACAAGATGAAAACATTGATGGTATTCGTTTTATAACACGTTACGTTTATGCAGGTGAAAATTCTGATAACACTCGTTTATTTTGTAAAAGAATGACACAAGCTGACAAAATATATCGCAAAGAAGATATTTTAAGAATGTCTGAAGCAGCAGTTAACAAAGGTTGGGGTCCACGTGGTGCTGATACTTATTCAATATGGCTTTATAAGGGCGGTGGAGCGTGTCACCATAGATGGAATAAAAGGGTTTATGCAAGTTTTGAAGGTGTTAACATTGACGTTAATTCACCAAAAGCAAGAATAATAGCAGGTCGTACAGCTGAAAAATACGGATATACAATTAAGAATCCTGAATTGGTTTCACAACGCCCGATAGATATGCCGAACAAAGGATTTTTACCTAAAAACAATTAAGAAATGGCTTACGCATTACTAATAAGTACAGATGATATAAAAAGGTTTACAATACTAAATGGAAATTTAGATGTAGATGATTTTATTCAATATATAAAAATAGCACAAGATATAACTATCCAAAACTATTTAGGAACTGATTTATACAACAAGTTTCAAACATTAATTATAAGCGGGGATATTAATTTAATTGGTAATCTTAAATATAAGAACCTTTTAACGGACTATATCAAGCCTATGTTGATTCATTTTGCTATGGTTCAGTATTTACCTTTTGCAGCTTATACAATAGCTAATAAAGGAGTATTTAAACATACTGCTGAAAATTCTACAAGTGTAGAAAAAAACGAAATAGATTACTTGGTTGAGAAGGAACGAGATATTGCTCAACACTATACACAAAGATTTATTGATTTTATGTGTTTTAATAATCAAAATTTTCCTGAATATAATAGTAACTCAAATGGCGATATGTACCCTGACACAGATAATTTCTTTGGAAGTTGGGTGTTGTAAAAAAACAAGAAAAAAGGTAGGCACATATAATAAGCCTAAAGAAGAAAACAAAAAGAAATTAGAAATATATTTAAGTAAAAATGGCAAATAATATATATTGGGGTGAGGGTATAAATAATGACATCTATTGGGGTCAAGGTGCAACTACTAATTCTATTGGTTGGGGTTCTGCTTATTCTGTAAGTTGGAGTGGTGAAACTGAAATTGTAGGTGATGAATATAAAGATGCAACAGACTTTAGAACAAGAGTACTTGCTGATAGTGGTGTTTTTGAATCTTTTAGTTGTTTAATTAACGTAATTAATTTTTAAGATATGAGTTTATTTGATAGTGCGTCTTTAGTAGTTACGCCAAACGGTCAGAAAGCAGGAAAGCTATATAGTATAAAACCAACTGATGGTAGTGGCGATTTATCTGTTACAAGAGCAACAAGTGCAACGAGAGTTGATGCAAATGGTTTGGTTGAAATACCGAGAACGAATTTGTTAACAAATTCTGATGGAAATTTAGCTACATATACTACAAATTCAAATGTTTCTAATGCTATAGTTCCTATAAATGGTTTTACAAATTCAATTCAATTTGGAGATAATTCAGTTTCAAGACTTACTTACAAAAGAAATTTTACACCGACAATAGGAATTCAATATGTATTATCAGTTTTTGTTCAAATGGATGATGATTCTTTGCCTGTTGTTGGGTCTACAAATTCAACAGGGGATTTTAGTTTAATTATTAATGGGAATACAGCTAATATAAATGTTTTAGCGCAAAGAGTTAATGATACAAACGTTTATATATGTTCCGCTTCTTTTGTTGCTACATCAACAAATACTCAATTTGGTGTTGCTAAATTTGCAACTCAATCTGTAAAAGGTTTTAGAATAACAGGAATACAATTAGAAACAGGAGTTTCAGCAACAGAATACATTCCTACTATTGCATCAATTAGAACAAAGTTTGCGGGTATTACACAAGATGGTTCAAGTGCATCAAACATTCCAAGATTAGATTATACAAACGGAAGTTGTCCAAGTATATTAGTTGAACCGCAGAGGACTAATTTAGCTTTAAGAAGTGAAGAGTTTGATAATGCCTATTGGGTAAAATCAGCGGCTTCTATTGCGGCAAATATCATAACATCTCCAAATGACACAATAACAGCTGACAAGTTAATTGAAGACACGAGTGCTTCTGCCCATAGATTTATATCAACAAGTTTTTCAACACTAAATGGGGTTTCTTATACCTTAAGTATTTTTTTAAAAAAAGCAGGTAGAGATTATGCTTATATCAGGTTAAATAATAGTGGTGGAGATATTATAGCTGCAAATATTAATTTATTAAATGGAACAGTTAGTCAGTCAATATTTGGTAATATAACTATTGTACCATATAACAATGATTGGTATAGAGTTATTGCTACAGGTACTTCTATTAGCACATCAAACGGTACTTTTGAGGTTAGAACGTCAAACTCCGCAACTTATGCAAATTATACAGGAAACGGAACTGATGGTATTTACGTTTGGGGTGGTCAATTAGAAGCGGGTGCAAATGCTACATCATACATTCCTACAACTTCAGCGAGTGTAACAAGAAACGCAGATGTAATTTCTAAAACAGGAATTAGTAGTTTAATTGGTCAAACAGAAGGAACTATTTTTGCAGATGTTAATATTAAAAGAATAGGAATACCTATAAGAACTTTTACAAATTTAACAAACGGAACTACTAATTTTATTAATTTATCTTTTTTAAATACAAATGTTTTAAGGGTTACTATACGTGCTAATGCAGGAACGCAATATAATGTTTCAACAAGTGCTTTGCCAATAGGTAGATATAAATTAGCAGCAACATATAAAGCAGGAGAATTAAAACTATATGTAAATGGTGTTTTAATAGGAACAAATACAAATGCATCTGTATCTTGGTCGGCAGCTTTAGATAGATTAAATTTAGATAATTCTGTTTTGGGAACTGATAATTTTTCAGATGATATAAATTTAGTTTCTCATTGGAAAACAGCTTTAACAGGTGAAGAATGTATTAATTTAACAACTATATAATGAATATATACAAACTACAATATAAAGATAAAAAAACCGCAATAGCTGATTTAATGGCTAAAGAAGTTTATATTAAAACAGAAGATGATTTATCTTACGGAAAAGGTATTCACGCTATTGTTGAAATAGGTTTAATTGTTTTAGAAAATGGTGTTTACGATGAAGAGGGTAACGAAATAACTGCTCCTGTTTATGCAGATGGTTATCATTACGATGTTATGAGTGAAAACGAAATTGTGTTTGATAACGCTATTGATGTTAAAAATCCTAAACATACTTTTGCAGGATATGAAGTATTAACTAATGAAATAAATATGTTAGATGAAATCATATCTTAATTATATTTTTAGCGGTTTAATACTATTCTTTGCACCGATACAGGGTTTATTAATTGCAGTTGCTTTTGGTATATTCCTTGATACGTTTACAGGTATTTTTAAGAGTGTTAAATTAACAGGTTGGCGTTCTATTCGTTCAAAAACATTATCTAATATTGTAAGCAAAATGCTTTTATATCAAATTACTATTTTGTTGTTATATGTTATTGATAATTTTTTATTAAACGAATTTATTTTACAACACTTTACTATAAAATTTATGTTTACTAAATTAGTTGCAATACTTTTAATTTTCATTGAACTTGTAAGCATTAAAGAAAATATAGAATTAGC